ATAGAGATCAATTTGTATATGAATCATTTTCTGAAGGTGAAAAGCAAAGAATCGATTTGGCTTTACTATTTACGTGGAGACAAATTGCAAAAATGAAGAATTCAGTTTCGACTAATTTATTAATGTTAGATGAAACTTTTGATTCTTCACTAGATCACGATGGTGTAGATAATCTAATTAAGATTCTTTATACTCTTGATGAAGATACTAATGTCTTTATCATATCACATAAAGGTGAAATTCTAGATGGTAAATTTGATAATAAAATCGAATTTATTAAAGAAAAGAATTTCTCAAAAATAAAATAGTTATGTACAAACTGTTTAAAACATGTTATAATATACATATTATTCAAACAACAGAGGTTTATTATGGAACTAAGTGAAAATACTCTTAATGTCTTAAAAAATTATTCAGGCATTAATCCTAACATGATGATTCGTTCAGGTAATACGCTCAAAACTATTAGTGAAGCAAGGACTGTACTATCAACTGCAGTTGTTGATGCAAACTTTCCTAAAGATTTTGGCATTTATGACTTGAACGAATTCATGGGCGTTCTTAGTCTTGTTGACACACCACGTCTTAAATTTGAAGACGAATATGTGGTTGTTAATGATTCTACCGGACGATCAAAAGTAAAGTATTTCTATTCATCAGAAGATACTTTAACAACACCGCAAAAAGACATCACAATGCCAGAAACTAATGTGAAGTTTGTTTTGACTAATGACACGTTAAGCCGCCTTAAAAAAGCAGCTTCAACTCTTGGTCATAGCGAAATTTCTATTTCTGGAAAAGATGGTGTACTCAGTCTTTCTGTGGTTGATTCTCAAAACATGACATCAAATGCTTTCTCGATTGACATCGATGGAGAATTTAGTAATGATGCCGCGTTTAATTTTATTTTGAGTACAAATAACTTAAAGATTTTACCAGGTGATTATACTGTTGAAATCTCTAAGAAATTAATCTCGCAATTCAGTCATACTAGTCTAGACATCAAATATTGGATTGCACTTGAAAAAACATCTACCTTCGGAGCGTAAATAATGTCAGAAACTAAAACTCAACTACGTGATGTATCAAATAGAACTGCTAGATCGATGATTGCAGTTATTGATGCAATGACTCAACGTGGTGCTATTAAAGGTGAAGAACTATCAACTATTGGTGGACTTCGCGATCAAGCTATACAGATTATTCAGTTATGTGAACAGGCAGAACAAGAAGATGCCATGGAACAAGCTGAAGCAGAATCTGATGCTTAAAGGGTCGTTACTTAATAAACGCGCGAGGGGTCATGGTTAATCCCTCACTTTTATTATATTATGGAGAACGTGAATGTCAAATAATTTTTTATGGGTCGAGAAATATCGTCCTAAAGAAATCTCAGATTGTATCTTATCAGTAGACTTAAAATCTACTTTCGAAAAGATTTTACAATCTGGTGATTTACCAAATATGCTGTTCAGTGGTACAGCTGGTACCGGTAAAACTACCGTTGCCAAAGCACTTTGCAATACTATGAATCTGGATTGGATTTTAATCAATGGTTCTGAAGATGGCAATATTGATACCCTACGTGGAAAAATTAAACAATTTGCTTCATCTATTTCGCTACAAGGTGGCGTTAAAGTTGTTATTCTAGACGAAGCAGATTATCTTAATCCGCAGTCAACTCAACCGGCTCTTCGCGGTTTTATCGAAGAATTTTCAAATAATTGTAGATTTATTCTTACGTGCAATTTTAAGAATCGTATTATTCAACCATTGCATTCTCGTTGCGGTGTATACGAATTCAATACTAGCAAAAAAGATATGGTAGAACTATGTCAAGAGTTTATGAATAAATGTGAAGTAATATTAAATGATGAACAAATATATTACGATACTAAGACTGTTGCTGAATTAATTATGAAGTTTGCGCCAGATTGGCGAAGAGTTCTTAATGAACTTCAAAGACGTTCTGTTTCAGGTAATATCACTAAGACTACTTCTAGTTCCAGTAATGAAACTATTGATAAATTAGTTTCTCATTTAAAAGATAAAAACTTTAAAGAAATGCGCAAGTGGGTTGTTAACAATATAGATACAGATGCAAGTGCAATATTTCGTGGTTTATATGATAATGCAAATACATATATTGAGCCGCAATCAATTCCTCAATTGGTATTGATTCTTGCTGACTATCAATATAAACATGCATTTGTTGCAGACCATGAACTGAATGTAGTTGCATGTTTAACGGAGATAATGGCAAATGTCAAATTCAATTAAATTAACTTTATATACTCAAGAAGACTGTTATTACTGTCGCGAGATGAAAAAGAGACTCGTAGACTGGGGTTATGATTTTGAAGAGGTTAATATAAGCTATGATTTATTTGCTAAAGAGTTTTTAAAAAATGAAGGTCATCGAACAGTTCCTCAGGTTTATTGGCATAACACACATTTAAATAAAATTCCAACATTAGAACTTCAAAAAAGAGATATTGAAGCCGAACTTGATTATGAAAACTATGTCGGCGGAGTCGAAAATTGGAATGTGAGCCGTAAATGAACCCGTTTGAATTTGTAACAGATATAACATATAATAAATCTAATATTATGGTGGATGATATTGCAGAAAAAGCATATCAACCATTTATGGTCAATCGAAGCTTATCATATTTTCATGATTGTGTTTTGATGGCAAATGAAATGAATGTTAATCATCACTTAGATAAACGTTTACAATTTGATTTTTTGATAAATATCATTAGAAAAAAGAAACGTTTTTCAAAATGGGAAAAAGCCCAAAAGAGTGACGACATTGAAGTGATACAGGAATATTATGGCTATAGTAATGAAAAAGCCCGCCAAATCCACTCCCTTCTATCGTCTAATCAAATTGATGAATTAAAAAAGAAGGTATATAGAGGTGGAAAAAGAAAATAACATAGTCGAATGGACAACTTCGTCAATGCTTGAAGTTATTTTAGAAGAGCCTGATGATTTTTTAAAAGTAAGAGAAACATTAACAAGAATTGGTGTAGCGTCTAGAAAAGACAATACCCTTTTTCAATCATGCCATATTCTACATAAACAAGGGCGATATTTTATTGTTCATTTTAAAGAATTATTTTTACTTGATGGAAAGAAAAGTAATTTAGAAGAAAACGATGTTGCTAGACGAAACACAATTGCTACTCTTATGAGTGACTGGGGATTGTTAAGTATTGATGATAAAGAAAAAGCACAACCATTAGCACCATTAAGACAAATAAAGATTATTCCGTTTAAAGAGAAAAATAATTGGATTTTACAACCTAAATACAATATTGGAAATAAGTTGTAAAAAATACGATTGGAAGTCTCTAATCGTATATATAGTAGTGAATGCCGATTTATCGGGTTCAATTTTAACCTTGCTAGTCAATAGGAGGCACATATGACTGGAACACTCGCATTTCCGAGAAACGCATTTCTTGGTTTTGACCACCTTTTCGATCAATTGGAAAATATCCATTTACATTCGAAAGATACCTATCCACCACATAATGTAGTTAAAGAAGAAGATACTAAGTATACTTTAGAATTAGCTGTGGCTGGATTTAAAAAAGAACATATTGATATCGAAGTCAAAGATCATATCTTAACTATTAAGGGAGATAGACCTGCACGAAGAGATCAAAATATGTATGTTCATAAAGGTATCAGTGCTAGAAACTGGAGTAAGTCATTTAGACTGTCCGAATATACGGAGGTAGCCGGAGCAGATCTTACGGACGGAATTCTTACTGTCAACCTTGAAGTAGTCCTTCCAAAAGAGAAGCAGCCTCGTAAAATTAATTTAAATTAACAACGAGGATAACATGACAACTCTAACAGCAACTTATGCATATACATGCAAAGTATGCGACGCAGTAGCGTCTTTCTTTAAAAATTCACTTAAGAAAATTCAATTCAGCTTGCAAATGTCAGCTAACAGACGTGTTGCACACGAATTATGTTCTTTAGGTTTTTATCAGGATAAAGAATTTAAACAAATTCTTCAAGACATGAATGATAAAGCTGTACAGGAATATTACGGTAATAAGTAATGTGGCCTTATACTGAAGAAGAAAACGACTACTTATCAGATAAATAAAGAAAGGGACAGCAATGTCCCTTTTATTCAATGGAGAATCACATGCAAAATCTTTGCCAAAAATGTAATCATGAATGCCATTGTGAATTAATAGAATGCCCAACTTGTCCAAATGACATATGTTATAATTGCGAATGTGAAAACGTAACTAAAAACAAGGAATAAAAAAATGAATATAGACCAATTAAGAAAAGAACTCGAAGTTGATGAAGGAGTAAAGTATGAAATAT